TCCGCGGTCTCAGCGGCCGGGGCGGGGGTGTCCGGGATATATGTGCCGACGGTGGTGGTCGGCGGCAGGATGTTGGTCTCCTGCTTGCTGCCGGCCGGGGTGGTGAAGATTGCCACAGAGATGCCGCCCAGCAGAAGGACGGCAGCGGCCAGCGTGGCAGCTCTCAGGGCTTTCCTCTTGTTGGCACGACGGCGCCGGCGTGTTATACTTGCGGTGCGGGATCCGTATGCTGGCAGGCTGCTGGATCTTCTCGCATGGGTCGCCCGGTCGCAACGGGCGGCCCTTTCTTTTGTGGTTTCCATTGGTTTCTCCTTTCACTGAGCCCGTGCGACGGTCAGATCACAGAGGGCGTGAGTGAGGTCGCTGAACTCGGTCTCTCGGACGGTGTCAGCGGTCAGCAGCACGAGGTAGTCGTTGTCGTAGTAGTCGATCTCGGGGTGCCGCTGCCGGTTTACTTCATTTTTGTGGCGGGCGTAGGGCTCGGCACGGTTCCAGACGTCGTCAGGGATCCAGCGGTCGAGGCGATCCTCGACGCGCTCGCGCAGCTCCTCGCTCGTGATCGTGATCTCCGGGCTCATGCTGTCACCTCCGCGCCACGCGGGCCGGGAGCGTCTGCTCCGGGCGAGTCAGGCCCTTGCTGAAGCTCTGCGGCTCATATCTGACGCCCACGATCCGGCGGCCGCTGACGCCGTACTTGGGGTTGTAGCCGAACAGGTTGACGTAGCTGCCGAGATCCTCGCGCTCGTCGTCCATCGCCTTCAGCACCTCGAACAGGGCCAGCACGTCGTCGATGGCGCGATGGCTGTTCTGCACCTTGCCGGTGAGGTCGTAGGCGATGATCGCGTTGGCGAGCTTGTGCGGGTAGGCCCTGCGGTCTTTGTAGACCGTCAGACTGTCCAGCCAGTCGATCCGGCCGACCTTCTGGCCTCGGAGCAGGCTACGGAGGAAACAGGCGTCGAACTGCGCATTGTGGGCGATCATCAGGGTCGGGCCGTTCTGCATGAGCTTGGCGATCTGGCCGGCTGCCTTGACCGGCTGCACGCCCTCGGTCTGGAGCCGCTCGTCGGTGATGCCGGTCAGGCTGACGATGTTCTCTGGGAGGGTCTCGCCCTCGGGCAGCTTGATGAAGGTGTCCATCTTGCCGGCGATCCGTAGGCCGCCGGTGGCCGTGCGCTCCACGCGCAGGGCGGCGAGCTCGATGATCTGGTCGTTGTCGAAGTCGAGGCCGCTGGTCTCGGTATCAAACACGACGAGGGCCTTGTAGCGGTCGAACAGGGTGGAGAGGTTACTCATGCCGGGCCTCCTTCTCGCGGGTAGCTCTCAGGGTGCCGAGCATAAACGAGAGGGCTGTGGTCAGTTGATCCTCAGTGGCGAAGGTGCCGCCGAACTGCTCGGCCAGCGCCGCGATGATCTCGCCGGCGTGCTCCGGCGTGACGTCGTCGGTGGCTTCGTCGTCCTCGATGGAGATCAGGAGATCGGAGTCCAGATAACAAGCGGGGCGCAGGCCGTCGTAGCCGTCGTAGGCGTAGCTCCCGCCCAGAGCGCCATCGGTGACGACGAGGCGGGCGAGTGACTCGTAGCCGTTAGACTTCGTGCTGAAGGCGGTGGAGAGCCACCACCAGTCGTCTGCGTTGGGGATGACGTCGCGGTTGCGCCGGTACTGGTCGACCGTCAGCAGGAAAATGGTGACGGTGCAGGTGCCGTAGTCCTTCAGGCCGTCGTCGGTGGTCAGGTCGAGCTCCGTGGTCAGGAAGGCGTTGGGGCCGTTCACGTCCTCGAGCAGGTTGTCGAGGTAGGCGCCGTTGAGGTATTCCTTGCTGCTGGCGACGGCGAAGTTGTTGCAGTTGCCCTCGTCAAAGGCTCGGGTCTCGATGATGTCCTTGCTCAGGCAGAGGGCGCGGCCGTTATCATTCTCCAGCAGGATCCAGCTCTGGCCGGCATAGTCGAAGGCCGTGCCGCGGGTGGCGTTCTTGAGTGCGATCTTTTTCATGTGGTTGCTCCTTTCGTTCTCTGCGGCCGAGCCTTCTGGCTGGCCTGAATGTTCGGCAGGGTCTCGCCGGCGCGGAGCCGGCTCTCACAGTGCGGGCAGATGTAGCCGGTGCGGGGGATCTTCTGGTAGATGCTGACGTTCCAGTCGAGCCCGCAGCCGACGCACTTGGCTGTCATGGGCCTCCACCTCCTTCCGCAGCCAGAGCCTCGAAAACGTAGCGCCGGATGCGGTTGCGGTACTTCTTCCGGGTTCTGGCTTTCTTTGCGTGGGCCGCGAGGTGCAGCCACTTCGGCGGCACTCCGATGGCCCTGACCGATACCTTCCAGAGCTTTTTGAAGGCAGAGAGCACGGCGTTGATGACCGGCTTCATGGCTTCGGCCAGCTTGGCGGCGATTTCCCGCAGCGCGTCGGCCAGTCTATCGAGGGCTTCGCGGGCCTGCTGCATCTTCTCGTGATCGGCGAGTGCCATGCTGCCGTCGTAGACGTAGGGGTTCAGCTCGTCATCTCCGCCGTCGGCCAGACGCTCGCAGAACGGGAGGCCGGCAGCTTCGGCAGCCTTGCGGCCCTCCTCGAGGGCGTCCCGGCCTTGCGTGACTTCGCAATAGTCCGCGAGGCGGTTGTGGCCGCCTTCGTAGTGCCAGCGGATCCCGGCGGCGATCTCGTCGATGGTCATGTCCTCACCGAAGTGGCCGCAGTAGTAGCCGTTGACGATGACGGCGTCCGGGTCTGCCTTCAGGATCCCGATGGCGTCGTTGAGATCGTCGGTCTCCCACTCGCCGTTCCAGATGTCGCTCCAGATCGTCAGGGCGTTCCACGAGCGGCCGATGCGATACACGATTGTCCAGCCGATGCCGTCGCGGATCTCCGCGGCGAAGTCTCGGGCGATGTCTCTCAGTGCTGCCATGCTGGCGCCTCCTCTCTGGTGATGTGCACGACGGTGACGAGGTCGTCGATCTCGTGCTTGGTGGTGTATGTGTCCCGCTCGTCGAGCCCGATGTGCCGCAGCAGCGTCTCGGGCCCGTCCAGCAGGAAGGCTGTGACGGCCACGGCGTTCAGCCGATAGACCGTGACCTCCACGGTGCAGCGGGCGCCGTCCTCGTCCAGCGTGGACGGGAACGAGGCCCGGCAGATGGGGCTCGCCTCGTATCTGAAGGCGGTCGCGCGGTTCTCGCCGGTGATGATGTCCTTCACAAACTCCTCGAAGGCTTTGCGGGGGATCGAGCTGCGGTACTTGTCCAGCGTGACGTCGGCGAGCTGCCGGATGGCTTTGGTGTTCATGGTTTCATCTCCTTCGCCTTTTCATAGAGCTCTTGGCGGCGTTCCTCGGTTATGAGTCCGAGCTGGCGGGCCATATCGAGGGATCCGATGAACGACCAGTACCACGCGACTCGGCTGTCCTCCTTGGAGGAGGTGGCGATCATGCGCCGGGTCTCCTCCATCATTGAGGCGAGGAGCGTCTCGACGTTCTGGTCGGCGTCGCTCCACTTCGCTCCGCAGCTCGGGCAATACTGGAAGGGCGGGATGAACTTGCCACAGATCGGGCAGTCATCGCCCTCATTGATTTCGTAAAGGTCGACGGCGTCGCCCTTGGGATCATCGGAGTCGTACAAGCCGTTCCCGCCGATCGTCCCCTCGGTGCAGTTGAGCAGAACGGCATACCAGCCGCTCCACTCGCCCCCGCCCTCGAGCCGGAGGAGGTCACTGACTTCCTCCAGCGTCAGGCGGCCCCGGCGCTTCAGGATCCTGACGATCAGCCTGTCGTGCAGGTCGTAGGTTCTTTCGATGCTGATGCCCTGTTTCATGTGTCTCACCTCCTTAGCTCCAGTAGCCGTGCAGCAGGTCTTGGATGACGTCGCGGTAGCTGTTGGCGTGTGTGAGGCACTTATTGGAGGGCCGGAACTCCGTGCCGTGCTTCGCGCAGTTGTAGACCTCGCGGGCGTACTCGATGCGCTCCTGCTCGAGGCGTGTGCTGTACTGGTGGAGAAGGCGCACGAGTGTGGCATTTTTGGCGATTTGCCCGGCATTCTCGATGATGGCCTTCTGGATCCGCTCGATATACACGGAGGAGAAGGTGGCGAGGTCGGCCAGAAGCTCGTCCGAGATTTCAGCCGGTTCGGTGGGGCGCTGGATGGCAGAGATCCGCGCGTTCAATGCCGCGATTTCCTCGTCCTTCTTCTCGATGTCAGCACGGGCAGCTTCGAGGGCTTTCTCGCTCGCTGCGAGCTTGTCGACGAGGCGATTGTAGCCGAGCTCGGCCTCGATGCGCTTCGCCTCGGCACTCTCGAGGCGCTGTTTCATGCTGCACGCAAAGTCGTTTTTGATGTTCTCCTCGGCGTCCTCGAAGCATCCGGCGAAGGCTGTGGCGAGGTAGCTGTCCGGCCCGAGGGTGTCCACGATGGCCCGGATCTGGTCGAGAGCATCCCGCTCCTGCTGTTTGCTGGCCGGGACATTCTCGGCCGCGACGATGACGTCGGTGATGGTGGCGCTGCTGTGGCGGTAGATCTCGCGGAAGTCTTTGCGGGCCTGCTTCTCATTGGCGGCCGTGATGCGGTCTTTGCCGGTGCTGCCGTTCTCTCTGGTGAATGTGATCTCGTAGGTGTTCATGGTGGTCTCCTTTCGTCTTGGCCCGGCCGGAGCCGGGGGTCTTGGTGGTGTCGAGTCCCTGAAAAGCAGAAACACGACCGCCGGATCGCTTCAGAGAGCAGCGCGGAGGGGGTGCGCAGCTCGTCCATTTTCAGCGTCGGGGTCGTGTGATCGTTTTCATGTTGGGCTCTCCTTTCTTCGGCCCGGCGCTGCCGGGTGTTCTTGGCTACTGTGCGGCCGGTGCTCGTTTACCTCTGCGCTTGAAGCTCTCACGCAGCCGCCTCTCGGCGAGCTCTGCGCTGTACCCTTCGCGCTGGTTGGCGTCCAGCGCGCCGGTCGCGCCTCGCCGGAGCTCCTTGTAGATCGTGGTGTGGTGGACGCTCAGGCGGGCCGCAATATCGACCGGCCGATCTCCGAGCAGATGCCACGCCTCGATCTTCTTCCTGTCCTCGAAGGTCAGGTAGCGGTACTTTCCCGTCAGTCTCACCTCCGTCCTATGGGGTTGTAGTAAAGAAAAAACGCACAGCCGACTCAGTTGAGTCTCTGTGCGTTTAATGATAATGGACAGCCGGCCATTTGTCAAGAGTAAATGCACAAAAAAGCAAAAATATTTTTTATGAGGCCAGAATGAGGGCGATTTCTTCCCGGAAAAGCTGCTCGGAGCACAGATAACCGAACATTTTCCGCGGGTAGTTGTTGAGCCACGCCTCGATCCGCTTGGTTTCCTCGTCTGAGATTGTGCTGAGGTCGGTGCCCTTCGGAACGTGCCGCCGGATTAGGCCGTTTTGGTTTTCGTTGGATCCGCGCTCACTCGGCCGGTAGGGGTGGCAGTAGTAGACCTCGGTGCGGGTGCCCTTGCCGCTTGCGCTTCGCTCAATCCCGGCAGCGTCGGCAAACTCGCAGCCGTTGTCGCAGGTGATGGATCTGAATACCTTCGGGAACAGGTCGCCGTACTTGGCCTCGAGCCCGTCGATCGCAGCGACGACGCTGGCGGCCGTCTTGTCCGGCGACGGTATAATGAGCCCCCAGCGCGTTTTCCGCTCGGTCATCACGATGTAGGTGTTGCTGACGCCTTGGCAGCTCTCGACGCTGTCCATCTCCCAGTGACCGAAGGTGCTGCGGTCGTTGATGTGCTCAGGGCGATCCTCGATACTCCGGCCGGCGGGCTTGCGTGGCATGGATCCGGCCGGGCGCTCCGGCTGGTGGCGCTTGCCGTGCTGCGGCAGCATGGAGACGGTCAGCTCGTCGCCGAAGATCTCGCCGCGGATGTAGTTGTAGGCGGTGCTCGCGCAGATGTGGGTCTTGAAGGGCCAGCCCTTAACCTCGGCCTCACCGATCGCAGCCTCCGGGCTGTACTTCTCGTCGCGGATCTTGGCGATCAGGTAGTCGGCCAGCTCGTAGTCGTTGCCGATCTTCAGCTCCGGCCCCTTGGCGCGGAGGTTGGCCTCATAGCGGGCCTGTGCGCCTTCGGGGTTGTATCTGGTCTCGGTGGTGTAGTCGCTGTTGAGGTGCTCATAGGTGCACCGCTTCAGCTCCCGGTAGATGGTCGTATGATGGACGCCGAGCTCCTTGGCGATGTCTGTCGGCTTCATTCCTGCGCGGATGAAGGCGTCGAGCTGGATGCGCTTGGTCGGCGTCAGATGGCTCCAGTGCTGTCCCATTGTGTTCCCCTCCGTGATAAAAGAAAAGGGGCGGCCCGCCGGCCGCCCCTTCTGTGTGTCAGTGTTCCTCGTACTTTTTCAGGAGCTCGAGCGTCTCCTCGTCTGTGATGATGTCGGCCAGCCTGCACTCCAGCGCGTTGCAGATCTTCAGCAGCGTCGGCAGCTTCGCGCCGTTGATGTCCCGGGCGCCTCGCTCGTACTGCTGGAGCACTTGCACGTTGATCCCGGCCAGTGCGGCGAGCTGAGACTGAGACAGGCCGGCCGCCTTGCGGAGCTTTTGCAGCCCCTCGTTTTTATAGGTCACTTTGATCGAGATGTCCATGTTGTTCCTCCCGCTTGACTTCGCCGTGGTTTCGTGGTTATAATAAAGAGGAACGGCGGGCGGGATTTTTCCCGCCGTCCTTCGACCTTACTGCTTGGGCTTTTGGTTCGGCTTTATCGTGATTGTGATGGTGGCAACCTGTTCACACTTTAGAGCCTGTTCCAGCAGCTCGAGCAGTTTTTTCATCTGCTCAGCATCCACGGCTTTGCCTCCTTTCCGCGGTTTTGCTCTCCTTTCTTTCTGTACTCGGCTATCCCTTGCCTGTGATTATATTATAGAGCATTTGCTCTATAATGTCAAGCATAATTCGGCGGATTTTCAACATTTTCCCGCGTTTTTCCACAAAAAAGCCGCACGGCGTCGCTGCCGTGCGGTTTTCTCATTCTTTCCCGAGCAGGTGGTTGATGGTGGTGCCGAGGGCGGTCGCCAGATAGTCCAGCTCGTAGTCAGCGACGACTCTGCTGCCGTTCTCGATGCGGCTGATGACCTTCTGCGTGACGTCCAGCCCGATGATCTGGAGCTTGTAGGCGAGCTGTTCCTGTGATAGACCAGCCCGCAGCCGTTCCTCTTTGACTCGTTCCCCGGAGATGTTGCACCTGCCGTCTGGTTTGTAGATCTTCGACGCCCTCGCCTCCTTTTATCCTAAAGATGACTATGCAATATTGACTTTACCAGTTTTGGCATGGTAATATTATGCCAAAGATGACTAAACACTAAAAAACGCAAACAGGAGGTAACGGCATGGGTACACGGTTCAGACGTAGTTTCAAAATCGCCCCGGGCGTCCGGGTAAACCTTAACAAGAAAAGCGCGAGCGTCAGCTTCGGCCCGAAGGGCCTGAAGCACACGATCAGCACGACGGGGAAAAGTCACACGACCGTCGGGATCCCCGGGACGGGCTTGTCTTATACGACGAGCTCCGGCGGGAAGTCCGGCGCGCAGCAGGGCGCGGTCAGCATCCCCGCAGCGCAGCGGCCGACGTCCCCGAAAAATAAGACGGTGGCGCTGCTGCTGTGCATCTTCCTCGGCTTCTTCGGTGTCCATCGGTTCTATGTCGGGAAAACCGGCACAGGCGTCATTTGGCTGCTGACGGCCGGGGCCTGCGGGATCGGCTGGTTGGTAGATATTTTCACCATCCTGCTCGGCGGTTTCTATGACTCCGAGGGCCGTGTGCTGCGGTTCCAGCCCACAGAGGCCGAGCTCGCCGCTGCCGGTGAAGTGCCGGATCCTGACGCTGAGGAGTAAAGCCCCACATAACAGAAAAAGCCCGCCCGGGATCTCCGGGCGGGTTTCTGCTTTTCTATGCGGTTTTAGAGTTTCGTGACGTAGTCCAGAGAGATCCAGCCCGCGCCGCTCTTGAGCTTGCCCCACTTGGTCGCGCCGGGGCCTGCGGCTTCGGCGACGATGGTGTAGATGCCCTTGCCCTTGATCTGGCCGGCGACGCCGTAGTTGGTGCCGGGGCCCTTGCGGATGTTCAGCACATCGGCCGTCGTCCGCACGCGGTAGCTCGTGGCCGTGCCGGTGCTGCCGGTCGAGATGTCCGCAGCGTTTACCCAGCCGTAAACGGTGGAGCCGCCGCCGCTGATTGCCTTCAGATGGTACGGGTGCGCCTTGCCGGCCGCGATGGCCGTGATGGTGGCCTTGCCGGGCTTGCAGATCTTGGCGTCCTTGGCCGCTGCGCTGGTGTAGTGCTGCGTGCCCTTGAAGTTGACCACGTCGCCGACCTTCAGGCCGGCCTCGGTGCTGCCGCCGGTGCTGCCGCCTGCGTCCGTGATGCCGAGGCGCTTGTTGACCTCGGCCGCGATCTGGCCGTGGCGGTTGTAGAGGTAGTCGCCCGGGCAGCTCTTATTTGCGTAGTCCCTGTGCACGGTCATGTTGCAGCCGTTCAGGTGGTTCACGCGGTCGTTTTTGCTGGTCGACCAGACGAGGCGCTTGATGCCGTTGCGCTTGCAGATGTCGGTCACGAGATCCAGCAGCGCGGCGTATGCCTTCGCGGAGACGGGCCAGTCAGGCGCGCCGCCGTTGTTGGCGACTTCGATGGTGACGGCCCGCTGGTCGTTGGCGTTGGACGAGGTGCACCACGAGCGGTTTGCCTCGTCGACGTACAGGGCGATCCGGCCGTCGGTGCCGATGCCGTAGTTGCTGGACGCCTGCCGCGCAGAGCTGGCGAACAGGTTGCCGCAGGTTTCGACGGAGCAGTTGCCGGCCATACAGTGGATCGTGATGGTGTCGATCTTCTTGGTGCGCTTGCCCGAGTGGTTCGGGCTGAGCTTGGTGTAGACCACCAGAGGGCTGTTACTCATTGTCGTCTCCTTTCCCGCCGGTCAGCTCGTCGAGAGTCTCGTCTGTGATGGCCTCGCCGGGCTTCAGCTTGATGTCGTCGGTGTTCTGGTTTTTCATGGGTTTGCCTCCTTTACAAGCAAGAAAAGGGCGGGCCGGAGCCCGCCCTCTCCGTTATTCGATGGTCAGGCCCTCAGTGTTGAGCTGCTTGACGATTGCCTCGATCGCGTTGACGACGCTTTCCTCGTCGACCTTGAAGCCCTTCTGCTTCAGGAAGTCGAGGACGTACTGCTTCTTCTCCTCGCCGCGGCCCTGTCCGACGTAGAGCTGCTCAGCGGCAGCGACGCCGATCTTTACCCACGCGGTCAGCTCCTTGCGCTGTGCCTCGGTGGTCTGCTTCTTCAGCCACGGGATCAGGAAAACGCTGACGCCGGCGCCGATCAGGGCGAGGGCTGCGTTGACGATGGGGGTGATGTCGATAGTGTTCATCCTTTTGCCTCCTCATTGTTGAGAGTGTTCCCGGACGGATCCGGGAGCGGGTTGCCGTCGGCGTCGAGCCCGTGGCGGTTTCGGCTGATTTTCTCGCCGAGGCTCTTGCCGGCGTATGTGATTAGATAGCCGACGCAGGCGGTGAAGATGGTGCCGGTCAGCTCACCGACCGGGTCGCGCCCGAAGGCAGAGAGCAGCAGAGAGCTGGCCGCGCTGAGCGTTGCCACGCTGGCCGCCCAGTATGCGAGCTTTTTGCTCGCCTCGATTTTCTTTTTACGCTTGCGCCGGCGCTTCTTTGCGGCCATGCTGCTCACCTCCTTAGTCGATGATCGCGTGGATCCCCTGACTGGTGAGGAAGTCCTTCTGCGCGTGTTTGATTTTGGCAGCGTAGTCGAGGGCCGCGTGCATATCCCCGTTACAATGCGCGTCAGGGATGCGTTGCACGGCCCGGGCCGTCGCCTCGCCGAGGGCGATGGCTGCCGACGTGCCCTGAATGGTGATGATCTGGAGATCCTCACGGGCACGCTCTCGGGCCGCTGCCTCTTTCTGCCGTTTGGCCTCCTCGGCCTCCTTTTGCTTCTCGCGCTTCTGGATCCTGTGCTCGAGCATCCAGAAGCAGAAGCCGGTCGCGGCCGTCGGGATCCCCAAAAGGACGACGAGCGCGCCGATGTTGATTTCGATCATTGTGTCACCTCATAAAAGCCGGAGGGCCGCAGGACGCGGCCCTCCTTGTTGTTGGGCTTACTCCTCGACGTCGTCGAAGTAGCCCATGTCGACGAGATACTTGTGCACGCGGGCCTTCAGCTTCGCGGGGACGTTGTCCTCGGTGATGCGGCCCATGATGATCTCGCCTGCATACAGACGTACCAGCATTTCACGCTCCTCCTTTCCTGCAATTTTTAATAATAGCCACGCGAGGGCCCGGGCGATCATTCGCTCGCCCCTTCCTTCGCGGTGCCAGCGTTTGCGGCTGCCTCGATGGCAGCGATGGCGTCCTCGACCTGCTTGCGCAGCTTCTTCGGGACGTCGTTGATGGTCATGGTGGAGCCTTCACGGGTCAGCTCCCTGACGTACAGCTCGACGATCTTGCTCATGCTGTTGCCTCCCCTCCGTCGCCGTAGACCACGTCGGCCAGCTCCATGATGCAGCCCTTCAGCAGCTCGATGGTGTCAGCCTGCTCGGCGATGGTTTTGTCCTTCTTGGCCTCTGCGGCCTGTTCGTCGTTCAGCTTTTGGATGCTGTCGGCTCTGTGCTTAATCATGCAAAGTTACCTCCGATCGACTGGATGTAGCAGGTCTCCGTAGCGGAGCCGCGGAGCAGCTTGGCCTTGACCTTGACGCCCCACGCTGCGGCCGTCTTGGTCTGGTTGGTGAAATAGTGCTTCTGGCCGGTGCGAGCCTTCTGTGTGATGTCCTCCCACGTCGGGCTCGCGTCGTTGCCGTTGTTGCAGATCCAGACCTGAAGCGTGCAGCCGGCCGGGAAATTGCCCTGAATGTTGACGAGGGCCTTGGTCGGCATGGCGTCGGCCTCCATAGCGAGGGTCTGCTCGAACTCGACGGACGTGACGGCCTTGGTGAAGGTCAGCGTGCGGGTGACGCTGGCGTCCTTGGCGTCGGTCGCCACGATCTTCAGGGTGTGGCTGCCGTTCACGACCTTCAGCCACGCCTCGGAGCCGATCGTCAGCGTGTTGGTCTGGCCGAGGGTCACGGTGTAGCTGCGCAGCGTGACGCCGTCCAGCATCTCCACGACGTCGACCTGATGGCCGTCGGCGTCGGTGACGGTGTACTCGTAGGACGGGGCCGCCGTGCTGAAGCTGCCGAGGGCGCCGTCCGTGCCGCTGATGACGGGCGGTCGGTTATTGGTGACGGTGCGGGTGGCGCTGGTGGTGTACGCGCTCTCCGCGCCGGCGGCGTCGTATGCCTTGACGCGGTACTGCACGCTCGTCCATCCGTAGGTGATGGTGTCGGTGTAGGTGCGCGCGGATCCTTTGTAGACCTGCGCCCATGTGCCGCTCCCGACCTTGCGCTCCAGAACGTAGCCGGAGAGGTTGCCGTCGGGGTCGGTGGAGGCCGCCCACGAGATGCTCAGGTTCTCGCCGCCGAGCACTTCGCTCGGGACAGTGATGGACGACGGCGCTGTGGGCGCCTGATTGTAGATCACTGTATAGCATCCATCCGAGTCGACGGAGTCGGAGATCAGGAGATCAGAGGACAGATTACAAGCGGGGCGCAGGCCGCGGAAGCCGTAGTAGGC